CATCCTCTCTGTACAAAGTGTTTTTATCTATCCTGTGAGATAGTTGTCCGATCAACTGCACTTTAAAATTAGCTCCTATCGGGTAAGCTAAAGTGAATGAAGATGCAAATCCTATAAATGCTGCGTCTACCTTTTTATTAACCTGAGCTAATTCTCTTACTGTCATTCCATAATTGAGTAAAGCAGTAGCCTCAAGTTTATCAGTCCAAAAGATATTAAATTGATTAAAGGTATATCCTACATTCAAAGAATATCGATTGTAAGAGCTTCCGTTAAGGTCGGCGTATTCGTATTCAACTCCCACAATATAATAGCCCAAATCTCTTTGGTTGTCTTGCAAGTCCACCCTTAAGATAGTGTTATGTGTGAAGGGATCATTGCCGTTGCCGTCTCCGAAGATAGCAAGCCTTGCGTCTTGATTGATACTTACCGCTATATCACTCTGAGCGTTGGCAGTTAATGTTATCAGTAATAATAAGAATGTTGTTTTTAAAGTTTTCATTTTGTTTTATTTTTAGTTAATGTGTAAATTTCAATGATTGCTGCGTCGATTACTGGACGTTTAGAACTGTTTTGATAACTCTCTTTAGTTGAGTAGTTAAACATCTTGCTTATCTTCTCGTTGCTTATTCCTAGCTCTTTACGTACTTGTTTAATTTTCATAATGGTTTTTTAGTTTTATTGAATATTGTAAAAATGTTTTTTTATGCTCTAGATAAAGCTTTGTCCATCTTTCTATTGATTCGCAATAACCATTATAAATAGGCTTACCTTTAAAATGATCTTTTTTATTTGTAGCGTTTTCTATGGCTATCGCATAATGATCCAATTGCTGACCATCATATTTTAACTGCCTTAATATTTCTTTTAAATCTGATGTAATATTCATAATTACTTGTTTTTAATTTCATTTAACCAATAATTAATATCATTGTTTAATTTTGGGTTAAACATCATAGGCTTCCATGTAACCGATAGTGTTAAAAGATTTACAATAACCGCATCGTTTTCAAAAAAATCGTTAGTGTTGTTTAAAAGGTCTAAAGAAAGATTCATAATATTTAATTTTAGTAGCGGCTAATTCCTAACTACCTTACAAATATACAACCATTTTATACATTACCAACTATGATTGGTATAAAATATTAATTTATTTTTATGAATCGAATAACTCTCTCTTAAATAATGCTAGTCCAGTAGTAGCGTCTGGTGCGTCGTCATGCTTAGACTTGCCATCTTTAGTATAGGCGAATATCTCACGCATATAGCTATCGTAAGGAGTGCCAGCCTCGTAGTCGTCTCTAAATACAAAGTACTTCTTTAGATAACCGCTGTTACCGACTATGCGGTGGTGTTTGTTTCCTTTGGTTGGTATGATGTCCAGGTCAATAGTTACCCGCTCTTGGAGATTAGTGCCGTAAATATAACCCATTGCATTACTCTCTACTACACACCTATCAACTTTTAAGTCGTTGATCATTGCAGCGACTAAAGGAATGGTAAAGTTACTTACTTCTTTGCTATGCACTACGTCAATGATGTATATCATATCGCCTATAAGCATTCCTACAGCCATACAAAGACTGTCTAAGCCTTGATCTGCTACATCTACGAAAGCTATGGTAGTGTTTCTATTTTCAGTCTTTAGATCATCTAGTTTAAAGTAGTTAAGACTAGAGCGTGTAAATAGTGCGCCCTCTACATTTGTAATCCAGCCGCCTAATATTACTTCGTGATAATATTGCGGATCGCTTAATCTTCTACGCTGGTAGTTTTCGTATATGTTATCAGGGATAACTTCACGGGGTACATCTAAGTAATTAGTGTGAATATACATCACGTTGTCAATGATGCCGTTAAAGAAGTCTGGAACGTCTTTAGGCTTAAAGTATTGCTCCCATAACCAAAAATCCCTATCAGTAGGATTAAGAATTAATATAGTTAGGTTTCTTTTTTTAGGATGCCTAATAGATAAATGTATCTTATCAAACACCTCAAAAGACGGTATTTCTTCGCTTTCATCATTTACCCAACAGTTGAAGTCTTTTAAAGACTTTAGGTTTGCGCTTTGAGTTCCTGAGCCAGCTTTTAAACCCTTAAAAACTATTTTACCACCCGTAACGCCCTCTATCCTGTTAGTAGTTTCTCTTACGAAGTCTCTATAATTTAGTAAATCAATCTTTTCAGACATCTCAGGTACAGTAGAATCTGCTCCACTTACATTTGTGAATCGCGTGTATAGTGTTGACCATTCATATTGAACTAAGGCCTCAGCGATAAAAGTAGATACGCCGTATGATTTAGAACCTAAACGCCCGCCAGTAACTATAACTAAGTCGACTTGCGGGTGTTTTCCTTGTGGTATTTCAAAAAGTGGTTGTAGCTTACTGCTTATCTTCATCCCTTTGTCCTATGAACTCAATTTTGTTAGGTTTAATTAATGGCGTTTTTTGCGTGTTGTCTTTCTCGTAGAATCCATGCTGCTTACTTAGTCTGTCTTGTGCGCTGTTATATCCAGTAACACCAATTGCACGCATAACCCTATTAGCAACATCTATCTGCTTATCTGTGGAAGTGTCTGACTGCAAAACCTCAAGACACGATTCGTATTTTTCAATTAAGTTTTTATCTCTTGCTACTGATTCAGATAACGTGTAAAGAACTATGTTTTCTAGTTTGCTCTTTAGTTCTTTTACCCTTACTACAATCTTACTATTAGCCATTAACTCGCTAGCGCGTACATTTACGCTCTCAGGCGTACTTTTAGAACAATCATAAGCAAGTCTATAAGCATCGCTATAAGTCGGCTGTATTACCACTTCTTGACAGAATTTTTCTTGCTTAGTTGTTAGTGCCATTGTTTAATTACGTTTATTTAATTCCTTCAAATAATAAGCATCCCTTGCAAATTCTGATTTAAAATCGCTTTCAAATTGTTTTTTTGCTTTGTCGTTTTCTTCTATCTCTTCTTCAACGCCGTAAATATTTGATATTGTTTTTGCGTATGGCTTAAATTTATCCATTAGAAAAGTATTAAAATTTATATTTGATTGTAAATATAGTTTAATTTATATTAAAAACGTTTATTTGATTGAGTATTGATATAAAAAATATCGTTAATAACGATATACGGTTATTACCTACAAGTGCTTAATTCAGTTCATTAAACAAAGTTGGTGATTCATTATCTTTTTCTTTTATTTTTTCTTCCAACGCTTTTTTATTACTCAATCGCAATACTATTATTTACTTCATTACCCCAAACATCCCAACCTTGTTTGGATTCTCTACAAAACATTTCAAGTCTTGGTCTGTTACCTAATAACTTTACTATCCTATTTCTTACTTCATCAGGTTTTTTGCTATGCTTTTGTCTTTCTGCTTCTACAAGTTGTCTAACATTATGTTTTTCAATCATTGAATGTGCCTTTCCTTTTGTTGCAAGTAGACAAATCTCGCTTCCTTTCATAGTCCATTTACCCATAAAACAAACTTGATTTCCTTTGTTCGTTTTTTTGTTCCAAACAAAACCAATAGTTTTATATTTAAAACCCCAAGCATTTATAACTTTCATTGCTTCCTCCAAGTGTGCATCAGTAGTCCACATAAATAAAACACTATTGTCAGCAGTTATATTATTTACAGGAATTTCGCACATCTCTTTTATACTCATAGTATTATAGTGTCTTTCTAATTCTCTATAATCCATTTTACCGTCTGCTTTCTTTTTACTACTTCTTAATCTATCGCCAAAAGACCAAGCGGGGTCTGCGTATATAATCTCATATTTCTTACTCATAATCTATATTTTAATTTTTGTAAAATTAATTTGCCCTCGCTCTAAAAAATAATAGAAAAGGTTCGGTTATTAATTTAAGTTCTGTCTTTTAAAGTCGCACCAGTAGGTAACACGTAATATATTTAATGGCTAAAAAGCCACTAACCATACCATCCGTTAGCGTTCATTTGCCAACTCACACCAAAATATCCATTGCTCAACAATTGTGTAATAAGTTCTTTTCACTACCTTTAATTCAACATCACCGCTATCTGTTTCAATGGAGCAGTAGTC